TTGCGACGCCGCTTCTTACTGTCGGGACCAGGGAACTCGATGACGTTGCTGGTCATACTTCGAATCTTGTCAAGGGATCGAACTCACCAGATACGAGGTTGCTTTCCATGGGATAGCCATGGGGATTGCAGATCAGCTGGGTGTTGCCGATCTTACCAAAGTAGCTTGTGTGGGTATGGCCGAAGGTCCATGCTGCTGGTTGGTGCTTGAGGATGAAGGCATCCAGATCAGAAGCGAAGGCGTGGTTGAGATGCGCGCCAACAGGGTCGTGCGGGTTCTTGTACTTCTCCGCGACCGCAGAGAAAGTTGGCATGTGGTGGGTGCAGATCACCGTGCGGCTGTTGTCCTTACCCTTCATCCAGTTTTCCATGGTCTTGAGGGTAGCACGGTGGATTTTGATCATTTCTGGCGGGTCCATGCCCTTGCCATCTTCACCCATGATCATGCGGTGGTCGTTGATGTAGCCACGAATCATGGAGTGGGTGTTGATCGCGTCTTCACCACCGTAATCAGTCCAGAGAGTACCTGCGATAAAGGTCACACCGTCGATCTGGATGCGCGCTGGTTTATTGCCGGCGATCGTAAGATTGGGTACCTTACCCAGCTTCTTCTTGACGCTCTCCTTGATCATACGGATCGTGTCAACCATGTACATCCCATAGTGCTCGTGATTTCCGAGAACGTAGATGACGTGCTTGAAGCGGGGAACGACCAGGCCAATGAAAGTGACAATGCGATCTACCTGACGGGCAGTCGCGAGGTCTCCACCTACGATGAGTACGGTTTCTGGGTCTTCAGGAAGAGGAGGGAGTACGGTTGACAGAAGCGCCTGCGCGCGAGGGTCATTGCCATCACGCGTATTATAGTGGTGCTCGAGGTGAAGGTCTGATACTTCTCGAATAAACATCTTTAGGTCCAATCATCTGTTACGCTGATAACGACATACTGCATTATCTTATTCGGCATTGACCCTCATCAACCATTCTTTGAAACACAACTTCATCTCTCTAACGCTTCCTACTTTCGCGGTGAGCGCTAGCTGTCCAACCCTTTTCTCCAACTCTTCAATCTGACGTGCAGACCGATAGATTTGAAGGTCGATAACTTTCATAGCAAGTCCAAGTTGGATAGACGTGCTATTTATCGAAAAGGGTTTTAGGTTTTGAAGGATCAGTGTTCGAAGCGAGCGAGGTCCGAAACTTCACGGAGAAGATTTCGGTTCACTTGGTACCAGACCTTGTAGCGCTGGTCAGTAGGATGACTGAAGGCCTCGAGCTCACGTTGATCGTACGCAACGGCTGCTGCAGTGAAGGGGCCGTTGTCGATGAGGCACACTGGAAGATGGCTGTCGGTGATCTCGGCTTCGGCGACCGAGATGATTTTTCCATGGCTGCCCAACCAGGCTTCCTTGGAACCGAACTTGGGGTTGATGTAGCATCCCATGTCGGTTATCCTTCTGCCGTTTCTTCAGGACCGGCAAGCCAGGACTTGACCGATTCAGGAGAACCCCAGCAGCCGCCAGGCGCCTCGTTGTAGAGATAGGCGATGTAGGCCGGCAGGATGCGAAGGTTGTCGTCATCAGCTCGACCACAGGCTTCCGCCAGATCATTGGTGAGAACCGCGGTCAGAAAGCCGCCGGGCGGAATGCGCTTCTCGATGTAGCGGTGAAGAGAAGCCATCATGTGTTCCGGGATAGTCATCCCGCGGAAGGTGTAGTTGCTCATCATCAAATCTCCACGATCTTGTCATCACGATCACGTTCGAAAGTCGGGAACCGAAGAGAGGCAACTTCCTTGCTCTTCGACTTCGAAACTTCCTGGTACTTGATCACCACCGTCCGGCCCAACCAAGCTTCTTGGTTGTTCCAGATTTCGTTGCGAAGTTCATCGCTGAAGCCGCTGCCGACATTGCACTCGACACGGGTACCGTCCTCGGTAAAGCCGACCACGATCAGACCACCAAGGGTGTTCTCCAGGCGGGTCTTCTTTCGACCATTGTAGAAGCCGACCACGCGGCAGTCCGCATCATAGAAGCGCTTCACCTTGCACCAGGCGAGAGTGCGATCCCACTGATACGTGGCGTCCCAATCCTTCAGGATCAGGCCTTCGACCTTGTGGATATCGATCGCTTCGTTGCAGAAGTTCATCATGTCCTGATAGTCGGTAACTTCACGACCTTCAGAGATGATGATCTTCTCGCACTGGTACCGATGCAGGAGCACCATCAGTGCAGACCGGTTGGTCTTCATGGTGATCTGAGTTTCCTGCGCCAGCCAATCGGACAGCGGCATCAGGAAGAAGGCGCGGAAGCGGAGGTTCTTCTTCGCTTCGTCGTTACCGGACTTCTTGGCGTTCATCGTCTCGGTAAAGTTGGAAGCGTAGCGCTCACCATCGAGAACAAAATCGTATTCGAGAGCCTTGCGAATGCGGAAGAGTTCCTCATCGAACAGGCCGTTGACGTGAACCGCTTCCTTGCCGCTCCGGCTGTAGTAGGTGACGCTGTCTTCCTTGACGATCGCGATGGTGCGCTCACCGTCGTACTTGAAGTCCGCCATGCAGGGGAAGGTGATGTTCTTCTCGAAGTCTTCCACTTCCTCGCATTTGTCTGCGAGCATAACCTCGAAGGTGGGGACCAGACCAGGGAAGATTTTGTTGACCGTCGAAGCGGAGAAGCCGCCGCGAAGGTCCTTGTCGATGATGCGCTCGAGGTAGGAAGCGGTTTCCTCGGTGAAGCAGGAAAGCATCCACGTGACTGCCTCTTGGGCCGCAGTTCCGGTCAACTCGCGAGAAGCAAGCCGATCGAGGGTCTCAAAGACGATGCTGATTTGGCCATCGCTCTCAGAGTACTTCGTCGGACGATCGAACTTGCGAACTCCGAAAACGCGGTACGAGTTGAGCGCTTCAGAGATCAGATTTTGGGCCGGCTTATCGGCCATGGACAGAGCGTCCTTGATGGCGTTTTTCGTACCGGCACCACCTGCATTTTCACAGGCTTTGACAACATCGACGAAGTTGGTCACGAGAACTCCTTATCAGCGACTATGATTGATTATACCCTGATGGTGGGAAAAGTACACAGGGAAGTTAGCCTGCGCCGCCAAGAATGAACTGACCCGAATAGGTCAGTTGATCCAGCTCGCACTCCTTGATTTCCAAAATCGAGGGAGGAGAGGCTTGACCAGAGATGTACTTCTTATCAGGATACGCTTCCACCAGATTCTCCGCAATCTGCAGAGACGAGCAGATCATCATGATCTTTTCACTGCCCGCACTCCACAGATGCGGATTGATCTTGTGTATGACGAGCCATACCTTCATCAGATCAGCCCGTGCTTCTTGGCAACAGCCTCGCTAACAGGACGAACCATGTCGGCGAACTCCTGCATCCACGCGTCAGGGAGACCGCGCTCTCGACGATAGTTGCCGCTGATGATGGAGGTCAGACTGGCGGTCAGCTCATTATCGCCGCGGCTCGCCGGGCGGTCCTTGAAGGGCTCGAGAGTTCCCTCATAGCAGCGAACTCGACCAGAGCGGATGCGGAAGGTAACCGCCGGGCGGATGTGATCTTCGCTGCCTTCACCCGTCATGAGAGTAACGTAGATGTTCAGCATCGGCCACCGCTTCGCGATAGCGGACCACTCCTTGTAGACCTCCTCGACACTTGGCCACTTGCCGATGTTGTCGACGTACGAGATCACACCGTTGGGATGGCACCAGCCATGAGGACCAAAGATGTACGCGCTCGAACCCCACGTATTGTTGACGTACTCAGTGGTGAGGAAGTTCATTTCCTCAGCGAGATCATGCTGGGCTTCAAAGCCGATCAGCATCCGCTTCCACTCGGCTTTCTTCTGCTCCTCGGTCTTGTTGGGATCGTAGGCGCGATCGTCCTCGGTGATGAGGTCATAGCCGCACATCTTCCGGAACTTGTCGCGGTAGTTGCGATCGTTGCCCATCCACGAACTTGGCCGAAGGCTGTCATCGGTCGCGAAGATGATTTCCTTCGCAAGCTCGACGGGGATCGTGTCGCCCTTCACCAGCATCTGCGGCCATTTGGGGAGACCGATGCTGAAAGCGTTTTTCGTAGTGATGGGCTTCATGATTTTTCCTTGTGAGATTAGGGCTGAGCGTTCGCTCAGCCCATGTACTCGAGTTGATTTTCCAGCGTGGCGCGCTCTTCGTCGGTCAGCCTGGAGATTTGCTTGAGGATGCGAGTGACGCGGTCGTCGGCCTTGGCGCCGCGCTTACGCTTGGGGAACTTCTCGATCGAAGAGCAGTCGTAGGTGTGGCACACCGCCGGCTTGGTCATCAGAAGGTCCATGACGGCCTTCCATTCCTTGCCGTGGGGCATCAGCCGCTTCTTTCCAGGGGGAACCTTATTGACCTTGCGGTTGATCAGGTGAGCGACTTCGTGGGGAACCACATTCGCAATGTAGTGCTCTTCGTTCTCGACGAGGAGTATCAGATTGTAGCGGATGAGGTTGCGGCCGTGATAGGCCAGTCCGCCAGTCCAGGACTTGATGTCATACCGGACTTCAGGGAACTCGAAGGTCACGCCGTACTTTTTCTCGGCGATCGCATAGCACTCCCGCATCTTGGCTTCGACCTTGGCCTTGAGCTCAGGGGTCAGAAGAATCTGCGGCTTTTCGGGCTTGTCCATCTTGGTCATCGTAGGGTCCTCTTAAGGAAGGATCAATCAGCTTACTTTGTTATTCTATCACGGAACCCCAGGATGTAAACAGCGAAAGTGCGTTGTCCGCACTTTTTTCAGGCTCACTGATCCTCGAACTCTTCCTCGACGTACTTTTTGGGGAAGAGGCCCATGGGAACGGGGAAGGTCGCCCCGTCCTTTTTGCGAATAATGTAGATGGTTCCACCGGCCAGGCCGAACGTGCAGTAGATCACGTTCATGAAGGTCCAGTGATCCTCGGCATTCATGCCGGCTCCACGAGACATCTTCCATGCCCGACAGGCAGTGAAGAAGTTTTGGACGAACGTCAGCAGGAATACCGCTGCGACCGCAACAATGAAGGCGCCCACGATTCCTACGGTGCAGGCGCCAACAAGTTCCAAAAAGATTTGCAAAGGGTTCATTTAATCGTCCCACGCTGCGGCATAATAGCCGTCTTTGAAAGCCTGCCACAGAAGAATCTCTGAGTCAGAAGTGCTGTAGGGGTTCGCATCGAGACCAGGGCCACCGCCACCAATCCCGCCGTAGCTGTCATAGCCGGCGTAAAAGGCGTCCTTGAGTTGCTCTTCAGTGACGTTATCCACCGACAACCAACTGTGGCTTCTTGACGAGGCGGTAACCCATCTTTTCGGCGGCGTCCTTGAGAAGCTTGACGCTCAGTTCCTCGTAGGTTTGGGTTTTAACCCAACGAGAGTGGGCGAGGGGGATCATGCTGTAGCTGTCGAAGATCGCCAGGGTCTCTTCATCGGCGTGGCAGTTCTGGACCACTCGGCCGAAGTTCATTTCGGTTCGAGTGTTCTGTCCATTGCCCATCGCGTAGGATGCGGCTCGAGCGATCTTCTGCCCCAGCTCCGGGTCCTTGGACCATTCGTGCTGGAAATCGTTGTAGAGAACAACTACCGTACGATAGCCCATGGGACTCTCCTACTGAAGGGTTTTAGGAAACCACCGTGGCGCACGTGGTAGCCACGGTCCACTTAACCGCGGGGGAGAGCTTCTCACCCTTGCGGTTGCAGGCGTAGCCGGTCAGAGCCGTACCAGCGCGGTTGTAACCGTCCACGATGATCCAGTTGTAGCCGGCATTGCGACCGCGGCCCGGCTTGAAGAACTCGACCACTTGTCCCGGCATAAACTTGCGACCTTCGACGACCCGCTCGGCGCGATGTTCGGCGCGGATGTTCTCGACGAGGGCGCGGTTGAGAGCAACCTTTTCGTCCATGGACAGCTTGGAAACTTCAGCAAGGATTTGCGAGAGGGTCATCAGGTTTCTCCGAAGAGGTTGTTTCAACAGCGTATGATGTAATATACCCTATCTGCCCAGGTTGTACACTAAAAAGAGGCGGAGATCGAAAAAAGTTTGTCCTGTGGTCAGGACTGGCGCAGGTCTAAATACTGCCATAGCAATGCGGGAGACCCACTTATCGTGGCGAAGAAAAGAATACCAGAGCTCAAGATTGAGGTAGTGAATGACAGGGCGAACCTGCTGTTCATGTCTCTTCTGGAGTACAAAAGAGAAACCTATCTTTGCATCATTGACAACATTACACCTACTGAGATTGGCGCCTACGTACTAGACTATGCCGAACAGGAAAATATCCCTGTCACTAAGTTTCTCAGCATTGTAACTGCATGGTTCTATGGTAGATCGGAAAAGCATCCACTAAGCGTCGAGCTTGCGCGACATGGACTCACCGAGAAAATCGCGCCCATCTACAGAACCTTTGACGCGACGTACGTCGCTCGAATCGTAGGTCAGGCATTCACCTATAACGGCATGGCAAAGTCCAAGGTCCGCAGACGTCGAGTGGTTCCTATTCAAGAGGGAATCGCGATCAAGTTCAAGAAGCCGCCCACCGCTTCCTAAGTTCGTAAAACTCCCGCACCCCAAAAAGCCCGCGATCTTTCAACCGCGGGCTTTTCTTTAACCCGGATTAGACAGCGTAGAGCTTGTGAAGAACCTTCAGCTTCCACTGCTCGAACTGCTTCTCCAGTTCAGGCGTCCGTTCTTGCAAGATAGATGCGTTTACCGCTTCATCCACCTTCTCGAATGCGACGTTTAGGTGTTCTGTCGCCTCATCGAGCGACATTTTCCCGCTCTTTATGGTAGCAAGCATTTTCGCATTCGGACGAGGGAACACGAGATTCCCAGTCGCCGTCAGCTCGAGGACCTGCTCTGTGATCCTGATAGCGTGGCTCAACGCTTTCCAGTCCACTCCTTGGCCCTCGAAGTCCTTCACGCGCTCACCATACCCGCGCATCACCTTCTCAAGGCTGTCACGAACGGTAGGCAGCTTCGAAGAGTACGTGAACTGCTTGCCCGCCATTTCAAGGGAAGGAGCCATTTCGGTTCCACCCTTGGCGTTCAGAACTTCAGACTCTCGCACGTGGGGAAGAGCGAGCAGCTTGGCGAGGAGCTCAGTGCTTTCGCCCAGCGTGATCTTCGCGTATTCCCTTTCATCGGGATAACCGAGCTGGTGCGCTTCAAGGAGCTTGATTGCCGCTCCTATCGTCGCGAACCGCTCTGTCTTCAGACCGTAAACCTTGGCCTGGGACACAGCATACCCAACCATCTTCTTCACGTTGCGAGTGAGGAAGTTGTCGATCAGCGCATTGACCATCTCGACGCAATAGTCGAAGGACGACTGCTCGTTAGGATCGAACGGGTTCTCGTCAAGGAAGCTCGTCGACGTGTGAAGACGCTGCTTCACGGCAAACGCGGTCTCGAGAGCGTACGTTTGTCCATTGAAGAAGTC